TGATGCGCGGCGGTGCCGCTAAGATGCCCATGAAGCGTATGCGCGGTGGCGGTAAAGTTAAGGTAAAATAATGGCAACATCAGGTTCACGAGATTTTGATCTCGACGTAGCAGAAATAATTGAAGAAGCATATGAGCGGTGTGGATTAGAACTTCGCACTGGTTATGACGCTCGGTCAGCGCGTAGATCAATGAACCTGATGTTTGCTGACTGGGCAAATCGTGGTCTTAATCTATGGACAGTAAAACAAGCCACACAAGCGTTAACCCAGGGAACCGCAACGTATGCTTTTACTGCCGACCACACAGATCTTCTTGATGTTGTTGTTCGTCGTAGTGGCACCGACTTTGAACTAACTCGTATGTCTCGAAGCGAGTATCTTAATACACCTACTAAAACTACCCAGGGTCGCCCTAATCAGTATTACTATAACAGGCAGGTTTCTCCTGAAATTACGTTATGGCCGACACCAGAAAATTCCACAGACACGCTTGTATATTATTTTGTACAGCGGATCGAGGACGTAGATGCATTGGTCAATACAACAGATGCGCCATTTCGTTTTCTTCCTTGCATGGTTGCTGGTCTTGCTTATTACATTGCTATGAAGAAAGCTCCCGAGCGGGTTCAGCTTCTAAAAGTTGTGTATGAGGAAGAGTTCCAACGTGCGGCGGACGAGGACGAAGATCGTGTGGCACTGAAGCTACAGCCTAGTGTACAGTATCTGAGGATTAATTAATGGCTAGATACGCATCAGGCAAAAACGCTTGGGGGTTCTCAGATAGATCTGGGTTTCGCTACAGGCTTGCCGACATGCGTGTGGAATGGAATGGCTTGAAGGTAGGTCCGGATGAATACGATCCAAAGCACCCGCAGTTAACTCCACCAAATGCAGGTCCTGACCCACAGGCTTTGCATGACCCACGTCCTAGTCAAAGGGTCGAAGTTCCTGTAGAGGTTTTACTGGACTCGAATGCTTTTTCATCAGGGACAGCGGGCACATCCACAATAACGGTGACTCAGCGTTCTCATGGACGTAACACGTCGGATACTGTAAGATTCCGCAAGGTTGAAGCCTTTGACGGGTTTACTGAGGCTGTATTGGAAAACTCTAGTGGGTATTCAATAACTGTTGTTGATGTTAATACATACACATTCTCAGCTTCGTCAGGCACTGCAACCACAGGAAATGTACGTGGCGGCGGCGACAATGCAACTGCTGGGCCTGTCACTCTGGAGAATTAAATGAGCTTCACTTTTGCACAACTAAAGACAGCGATTCAGGATTACACAGAGAACACCGAGTCTTCTTTTGTGACGAACCTTCCGACATTTATTAAGAATGCTGAAACTCGTATATTCAAGCTTGTCGATCTTGAGCTTTTTAGGAAGAACGCTACCAGTTCGATGTCCACTGGCGGTGATCCATTTCTGTCTGTTCCATCCGATTATTTAGCGTCTTTTTCATTGTCTATTACAGTTAGTAGTGAAAAGCAGTTCTTGTTGCAAAAGGACGTGAACTTCGTGCAGGAGTACAATCCCAACCCTGCTACAACGGGCGTTCCTAAATACTACGCCTTTTTCGATATTGATAACTTTATTGTGGCACCAACACCCGATAGTGCCTATCCAGTAGAATTACATTATTATTATAAGCCTACATCATTAACAGCAGGCTCAGATTCTGGTACAACATGGTTGAGCGAAAACGCTCCTAATGCCATGCTTTACGGTTCGCTTGTAGAAGCATATACTTACATGAAGGGTGAACAGGATATGCTTACTATGTATGAGAAGCAGTTCACAGAAGCACTAACTCGGATCAAGGATCTGGCAGAGGCCAGAGAAAACAGCGATGCGTATCGCAGGGGCTTACCAGACAGACCCCGTTCATAAGGAGTAAACGATGGCAACATCAAACGCAGCAACCACCTATCTAGAACATGAAATATTACAGTTCTTGTTTAAAAATAACACGGAAAGCTTTGCTAGCCCGGGCGACAGCATTTATATTGGCCTTGCCACTGCTGTTAGCAGTGCAGAGGGTGGCAGTGTGACAGAGGCTACCTTTGGAAACTATGCCAGACAACAGGTAGCTGCATCAGCTTGGACAGTTCCAGCCGTTAGCACCGATACTCAGACAGCTACTAACTCAGCTAATGTTGAGTTTCCAGCGTCTAGCGGAACCAGCAACACGATCACACACGCCTTCGTAGCAGATGCCTCTTCAAGCGGTAATATACTGTTTGTAGGTGCTTTGGATGCTAACAAGACAATCGCAACAGGTGATATATTCCGTATCAATGCAGGTAACTTTTCAATAGAATTGAAGTAACATGGCACTTGTTCTTAGAGATCGTGTAAAAGAAACGACTACAACCACAGGAACTGGCACATATACATTAGCTGGGGCAATGACTGGGTTTGAGTCTTTTGGTAGCGTGGGTAACAGTAACACCACCTATTACGGATGTAGTGATGGCACCAACTTTGAGGTTGGTATCGGCACATACACGGCTTCTGGAACTACGCTGGCAAGAACTACGATTCTACAATCTAGTAACAGCGATAACGCTGTTAACTGGGGGTCTGGAACGAAGACTATTTTCTGCACACTCCCTGCGGAAAAGATGTCGTTCCTTGATGCGAGTGGTAACTTAGTAGCCGCTAACGGTAGCGCGTTGACAGCACTCAACGCCAGCAACATAGCGTCCGGCACGGTTGCTAATGCGAGACTTGATCAACAACTACAGGATGTGGCGGGTCTGGCTGTCACAAACGGTAACTTTGTAGTTGGTGATGGCAGTAACTTTGTGGCGGAGTCTGGCGCAACAGCTAGAACAAGTTTGGGTTTAGGAACTGCGGCTGTTTTAGACACAGGTATATCAAACACCAATGTACCTAAGTTTACATCTGGCGTGGCGGATGATGACTTTTTACGTGTAAACGGCACGGACATAGAAGGTAGATCTGCGGCGGAAGTGCTGTCAGATATTGGTGGTCAGGCATCACTGACATTTGGCATATCTAACACCAACGCGGTGAAGATAGACAGTGCATCGGTTGCAGACGATGAGTACGCAAGATTTACATCAAGTGGGCTAGAAAGTAGATCCACATCAGAAGTGCTGTCAGATATTGGTGGTACAACAGCTACTGATGCGGCTAACGAGGCGACAGCTTTAGCGATAGCCTTGGGCTAAAGGAGAAGAAGAATGGCTAACACTTTTAAGGTGATCACGAAGGCTGGCGTAACATCTCTGGATGTTATCTATACTGCCGCTGGTAGCACCACGACGGTTGTACTTGGTTTGATATTGGGTAACACAACCACGAGTCAGATTACATCAACTGTAACATTAAACACGGACACAGCTAATCGGTCAGGGGCAAACAACGAAGCCAACCAAGCTGTTGAACTTGTGACTAACGCACCTATCCCAGCGGCTTCTTCATTGGAAATGCTTGCAGGTAACAAGGTAGTGCTTGAGACAACCGATGAAATTAAAGTCTCAGCTACAGGTGCTGTTGACGTAGCCTTATCAGTGATGGAGATAACCTAATGCCGTATCTTGGTGAGAAAGTCCCCGCTAACTTTCAATCCGTCCCGGCAGTTCAGAGGTTCAACGGTGACGGTAGCGATACAACATTTACACTAAACACAACCGTTTCATCCGTGCAGGATGTTTTGGTTTCTGTGGATGGTGTTATTCAGGATAGCGCGGCGTACACAATACCGGATGGCGTGACGCTGACATTTACTGCCGCCCCTTCCTCTGGCACGGGTAATATCTTTGTTAATTACAATGCACCGCAGGTAGGCACTGTTACACCAGCCGCCGAGAACAAAGGCAACTTTAAGGCAGGTGGTTTATTCCGTACCAACGCACAAACCCTTACAGCAAATACAACCATCCTTGCTACAGAAAACGCCAATGTAACTGGTCCGTTTACTGTGGCTAGTGGTGTTACATTAACCGTTGAAAGCGGTGGGACATTGGTGACGCTATGAGTACATTAAAAGCAGATACCATTCAATCGACAGGCGGTGGTGCGGCTACGCTGACTAAGCAGAGTGCGGCGAAGGTTTGGTTAAACCTAAACGGTACAGGAACAATAGCTATTCGTGACAGCTTCAATGTAAGTACATTTACTGATTCTGGAACTGGAGATGGTGACGCTAACTTTTCCTCAAGTTTCTCTGACGCTAACTTTTCACCTAGCTGTAGCACTACTTTGGCAAG